TACTTATGGGTCGAAAAGTATCGGCCTAAAAAAATTGAAGATTGTATCTTATCGCAAGATATAAAAGAAACATTTAGTCAATTTCTTACACAAAAAGAAATACCTAATCTACTTCTATCAGGCACAGCTGGTACTGGTAAAACTACCGTTGCTCGTGCTTTATGTGAAGAATTAGGCGCTGACTATATTATTATCAATGGGTCAGATGAAGGCCGTCAAATAGATACATTAAGGCATAAGATTAAAAACTTTGCCTCTACCGTATCTCTCACCGAACAATCTAATCATAAAGTTGTAATTATAGACGAGGCAGATTATATGAATGCTGATAGTGTTCAACCTGCTTTGCGTAATTTTATTGAAACATTTTACAATAATTGTAGATTTATATTTACTTGTAATTATAGAAACAAGATTATTCCAGCACTACATAGTCGTTGTACGGTCATTGATTTCACAATCAAAAACGGTCAAAAGGTAAAAACCGCCAAACTTTTCATGGAGAGAATGTCCTTTCTCCTTAAATCTGAACACATTGAGTTTGATAAAAAAGTCTTAGCTGAACTCATACAGAAATATTATCCTGATTTTCGTAGAACTATAAACGAACTTCAAAGATATTCTGTAAGAGGTAAGATAGATAGTGGTATATTGTTTAGTCTATCAGAGGCCAATAATAAAGAACTAGTAAAGACCTTAAAAGCAAAGAAGTTTAATGATATGAGAAAATGGGTTGTTAATAATATTGACAAAGAACCTGCCTCTCTATTCAGAGGTATTTACGATATTTTATATGAGGCATTAGATAGTAAATCTGTACCACAAGCAATTTTAATTATAGCTGGTTATCAGTACAAGGCAGCCTTTGTTGCAGACCAAGAAATAAATATGGTCGCTTGTTTAACTGAAATCATGGCCAGTTGTAAATTTAAATAGTGATAGGCGGGCATAGTTTAGGAGTAAAATATATCCTTGCCAAGGATAAGTCATGGGTGCGATTCCCATTGCCCGCTCCAAAAAGGTTGTTATGTACGAATTAAAAGATTACTTAAATGCAATAAATTTTGATAAGAAACCCTTGTTAGATAGTGAGGACCTAACATGGGAAAAGAAATATCCTCCCTTTATAATCAACAAGTGTTTGTCTATGCACTATGATTGTATTGCTCAAGCAAATGAAATGAATGGTTATCACTTCTTGGATAAGAAGCTTCAGTTTCATTTTTACATAAATAGTATAAGAAAAAGTAAGCGATTTGGTGGCAAGTGGTTATCACAAGCCAAATTGAAAAATATACAATATGTCAAAGAGTATTATGGTTATAGTAATGAAAAAGCAAAAGAGGCTTTAAGCATATTAACCGACAAACAGATTGACGATATAAAAGATAGCCTATCAAAAGGCGGGAGAAAAAGAAAATGAGCGAAGAAATATCATGGTCACCAGATAATATGCTAGAGGTTACCATCAAACAACCAGACGATTTTTTAAAAGTCAGAGAAACCCTTACAAGAATTGGTGTAGCAAGTAGAAAAGACAAAACATTATACCAATCTTGCCATATTTTACATAAACAAGGTAAGTATTACATAGTACACTTCAAAGAGTTATTTGCTTTAGATGGCAAAAAAGCCACGCTAGTCGCTAACGATATTCAAAGAAGAAATACAATTGCTATTTTACTACAAGACTGGAACTTAATTGATATAGTAAAACAAACAGACGCAGAGGATAAAGCACCTTTAAGTCAAATAAAAGTTTTACCATTTAAGGAAAAGAAAGAGTGGAACTTATCTGCCAAGTATAATATTGGTAAGAAAGTTGATGAGAAGGAAAATATAGAAAAAGATAGCAATAATGCAAGTAGCTAATTTTAAAGATTATATCACCGAAGATAAAGAAGAAAAACCTTTTTTAAGGCTTTTGATTATTACAGATGAGCCTGAAGAAGCAAAGACTTTTCATACTGCTGATAGATTAAAAGAGGAGTGTGATAAGTTAGGTTATCCACATTATCTATTTAAACTTACAGGCGGTTATACCACATATGAGAATGGTATTCGTAGATTTCATAACAAAGATGACAAAAAAGGTTTTGAAGTTGGCGCCATGACGGTTGCAATTGTTCGTGGTTCTATTACAAGAAAAGATAGTTGGATGGACTTTGTATCTATATTAGAGAGAGCTAATGCAACACTTGTAAATCCTAGAACCACAATTAATATGTGTGCTGACAAATATAGAACAGCATTAAGACTTGCTGATTATGGTCTCACACAACCAAAAACAAAATTAATAAATGATCCTGAAAAGGTAAATGACCTAGTAAAAGAATCAGGTATTAAGTTTCCTTTGATTATGAAAACTTTACGAGGTAGTAAAGGTGTTGGTGTATTATTTGTTGATAGTGAAAGAGGTTTAGAGTCTATTGTTCAACTTATAAACAAACAAGATGAAGACGCTGACCTATTAGTACAAGAATATATCAAAACAGATTATGATGTAAGAGTACATATATTAGGTGGTAAATTTTTAGCGGCTATGAAACGACCAGTTATTGAGGGTGATTTCAGATCAAATGTATCGCAAGGTTCTAAACCACAAAATATAGAATTAACAGAATTAGAGATAGAAGAATGTTTAAAGGCTTCAAAGGCAGTAGGTGGTTATTGGACAGCAGTAGATTTTATACCTAGTAAAGATAGAGTAAAAGAACCACCATTTTTCCTAGAGGTTAACTCATCACCAGGCACAGAGGGTATTGAAGACGCTACTAAAAAGAATATAGCAAAAGAAGTAATTACACACTTTGCTAAAGGAGAAAACAGATATACCGTGCCGACAGAATGTGGTTTTAAAGAAATTTTGACCATAAAACCTTTTGGTGAATTAATCTCAAAATTTGATACGGGTAATTCAGGTATGCCAGTAATTCATGCCGATAAGTTTCAAGTAGAAAAAAATAACACAATTAGATGGACTTTATTAGATAAAACTATAACATCTAAAATTGTAAGAACGGAAGAAATCTCGGTAGGTGGCCTACGAGATTATGAAGAAACTAGATATGTGGTCAAACTTGATGTAGAGTTTGCTGGTGGCTTCTATAAAGATGTAGAATTTACCATTGATGATAGAGAAGATAGAACACCTATCTTACTTGATAGAGCATTTATGAAAAGATTAAATGTCATGGTAAACCCACAAAGAAAATATGTGATAACAACTAAATACAGCATTGACTAATAAGTCAAGTTGTGTTATAATATAATGAAGGAGTAAATTATGTCAGATGTGAAAATTGTAAGATTACAAACAGGTGAAGATGTAATTTCCAAAGTAGAAAAAGATACTATGGGTAATTATACTTTCGATAAACCTTTTGTTATCATTCCAACTCAAACAGCACCTGGTCAACCAGTACAATTAATGATGACGCCTTATATGCCATATGCAGATGAGGATAAAATCGTTATTGCACAAGACAAGGTGGTGACAACAGTTAAACCAAAAAAAGAAATACTAGCTTCGTATCAAAAAAATACAAGTAAAATTTTAACGCCTAATTCAGAGTTAATTACGGAAACTAAAATACCTAAACTATAATGATAACGGTCTACTTTGTAAGAAATGGTAGTAAGATACCAGTAGAAGTAGATACTGGCGCTAACTTAATGGAGGCGGCTAAGTTTTATTCGAAGGTAGATATACCTGAGATACCAGCAGATTGTGGTGGTGCGTGTGCTTGTGCTACTTGTCATGTGTATATTGATGATAGGTGGCTTGCCAAACATGGCAAAATAAGTAATACTACACCAGAGATAGAATTATTAGAATATGAAAAAGGTTTTAAAGATGGCGTAAGTAGATTAGCTTGTCAAATAGTATTAGATAAAGATGATGATGGATTAATTGTTAATTTGAGGAATGATGAACTTTTATAAGAATGTAATTGAACATAGAGGAAAACTTTTAGTTAGAGGCATACACGAAGGCAAAGAATATAAAGAGAAGATAGACTTTGGTCCTACTTTATATGCTCTAACACAAGAACACTCACAATATAAAACTTTACAAGGCCAATACTTAAAACCTATTGAGTTTACAAGTATTGACGCCGCTCGTAAGTTTCGTAAAGAGGTTGCAACAGCAAACTCACCTATCTATGGTTTAGAGAGATACCATTATCAATATATCGGCCAAGAACATCCTGAAGATATAAAATGGGATAAAGACTTAATAAAAATATTTACACTTGATATAGAAACTACCTGTGAAAATGGCTTTCCAGATGTAGAAAATCCTATTGAAGAAATCATTTGTCTTACTGTAAAAAATCAATCTAACAAACAGATTATAACTTGGGGTGTTGGTGACTTTCATACAGATAGAACTGATATAACTTATATAAAATGTAAACACGAAAAAGAACTCATGTTTGAGTTTATGAAGTTTTGGATTAAAAATCATCCAGATGTTATCACAGGCTGGAATACAAAATTCTTTGACTTACCTTATTTGATGAATAGACTAAAACTAATTGCAGGTGATAAAGTTGCAAATAGAATGTCGCCTTGGAACTTGGCACATAGAGAAGAAATAACTGTAAGAGGTAGAACACAAACAGTTTATAATCTATATGGTATTGCTATGTTAGATTATCTTGACTTATACAAATGGTTTATACCAACAAGACAAGAGAGCTACAAACTTGACTTTATCGGTGAGTTAGAACTAGGCAAATCTAAAAATGAAAACCCACATGATACATTTAAAGAGTTTTACGAGAAAGACTTTCAAAAGTTTATTGATTATAATATTCAAGATGTCGAGATTGTTGACGCATTAGAAGATAAACTTGGTCTTATTGACTTATCATTAACAGTTGCATATGACTCAAAAGTAAACTATGATGATATATTCTCACAAGTTAGAGTATGGGACACATTGATTGCAAATCATTTAATGCAAAAGAATATATGTGTGCCACCAAGAGAAGAACATAGTAAAGAAACAAAATACGAAGGCGCTTATGTAAAAGAGCCTATACTAGGTGGTCACGATTGGATTGTATCATTTGATATTAACTCACTATATCCACATATTATTATACAATATAATATATCGCCAGAGAAAATACTAGGCGAAAGTGGTCAAGGTGTTGATGTAAATAGAATGATTGATATGAAGATACCACTAAACTTCCTAAAAACTGAAGGTGCTTGTATTACACCTAACGGTGCAAAATTTAAAAATGACAATCAAGGTTTCTTACCTGAAATGATGGAAAAGATGTACAATGATCGTGTTACTTTTAAAAAGAGAATGTTAAAAGCTAAACAACAATATGAGAGAACTAAAAATCCTGAACTAGTAAAAGAGATTTCAAGATGTCATAATATTCAATGGTCAAAAAAGATCGCCTTGAACTCAGCTTATGGTGCAGTAGGCAATCAATACTTTAGATACTATGATGTAAGACAGGCTAGTGGTATTACAACGGCTGGTCAATTTATTATTAGATTTAT